CCCGTAGTGCAACTCATCGGACGCTGGAAGAGTGAACTTGCAGATACACGTGGCGAAATCGCTAGCCTCGGGCAGACCATCCAATCCGAGCTCGGGTCGACGCTTAGTACCGCCATCAGCGGTGTCATCTCGGGTACTGCAACGATTGGCGAAGCCTTTGGTCAGATGTTTGCCAACATTGGCAAGGCTTTTCTTGATATGGCAACTCAGATGATTGCCAAGGCATTGATCATGAAGGTACTGGGTATCTTTATGGGAGGTGGCAATAGTCTTTTCAGTGGCAACGCCAGTATTGGAGGTGGCGGCGGTTTCGGCTCATTCACCGGGGGCAGTTTTGGGAGCGGTGGTGTGGCAGACCTGCCCGGTCTTGGTGGTGCAGGCGGACTTTCCTCTCCAGGGCTCTACTCAGGTATTAGTTTCCGCGCAGCCGGCGGTCCCGTCTCCGCCCGCACCCCCTACATCGTTGGCGAACGTGGCCCCGAGCTGTTCGTCCCCGGATCTAGCGGTTCCATCATCCCCAATCATGCGATAGGTAGCGACAAAACCGTCGTTAATGGCGGTATCAATATCACCGTACAGAACACAGGCGAAAGCTTGGGTGCGGAAGCCCAAAAACAAATCGCTCGTCAAGTTCAAGGTATTGTGATGGGAACGCTGATGAATGAACGGCGTAGCGGAGGGATGCTGCGATGAACGCACTTGGTTTCCTCGACATTGACGACCTGCGCCTAACCTTCGACGCCACCGTCAAACGCAGTACCCGCAGTCAGCGGGTGCAGTTTGGGGATGGTTACAGCCAAATCATCACGGACGGCCTCAATACCGAGAACGAAGTGTGGCAATGCCGCACGCCTCCCATGGCTGGCTCAGACACCTGGGGATTAGAGGCGTTCTTCCTGCGCAAGCGCGGAACCTCCTTCTTGTGGACTGATCCCGATGCCACCAAGACCTTCTATGGGCAGTTCACAGCTGGTCAGCTGCGACTTGGATACACAAACATCAGCACGCTGACCTTAGAAGGCTATACACGTCCAACCAACTACACAGCAAACTTGGCCTCAGGGATTCTCACATCCGTCAACATCCCAAACTCACAGTCCGTGACGATCACGCTTGGGCTTGCCGCAAAGCAGTACGTCGTCCGTGATGGCTGGGAGATCAGTCACATCGGGCCCGACATTTACGGCGTCAGTTTTGAACTGGAACGTGTGTACACATGACCCAGCAACCCCCAAACGCTGAAACGTTCAAGACCCAGCTCCCCGAGGTCGTTGACCTCTTCACGCTGGACATCACGATCCTGCTACCACCCGGCAGCACCGACCCGGCGATCTATCGCTTCTGTAACTGGACGCAGGTCGGGGGCACCGACGTTGTCTACCGAGGCGAAACGTACATCGCGCTCCCGTTGCAGGCCAGCGGCTTCGAGCTGAACACCAGCGGCCAGCTAGAGCGTCCCAACATCACGTTCGCCAACGTCGGCCTCAGCATCACAGAGCTCACCAACACCTACGACGATCTCGTGGGTGCCAGCGTCAGCCGGATCCGCACCCTCACCACCTACCTCGACGGCCAACCCGCCGCAGACCCCGACGCCTTCTGGGGGCCCGACTCTTGGGTCGTCGAGCAGAAGTCCAGCGAAACCAAGCTCGCGGTCACCTTTCAGCTCGCGGTCCCATTCGACCTCGAGGGACGCAGCCTCCCTGGTCGCCGCCTTCTGCGCGAGCAATGCCAGTGGGTCTATCGCAGCGAGATCGGCTGCCACTACTCCGGCAGCAACTACTGGGATGCCAACGACAACGTGGTGGCCACCTTGGCCCAGGACGCCTGCGGTAAACGCCTCAGCAGCTGCCAACTGCGTTTTGGCGCTACCAGCCGCTTGCCCTTTGGCGGCTTCCCCGGCCTCGTCGATTCCCAGGGCTAATGACACTCAGCACCTACGCCAACCCCCTGACGCAGGCTAAACAGCAGGCCATCAGGGCCTATGCAGAAACTGCATACCCGAAAGAGGCGTGCGGCTTTGTGCTCGGCGACGGCAGCGTGGTGCAGTGCGCCAACACCTCCACCGAGCCCGACACCTTCACCATCAGCGCCTCCGAAACCGCGCAGTACCTCGACGACGCCATTGCCAGCTGGCACAGCCACTCAAACTACGCCCGATTCAGCCCAGCTGACATCCGAGCCTGCAAAACGCTCAACCTGCCCTACGCCGTCTGGGACTGCGGCAGCTCGCAATGCTTCTGGCTTGACCCGCGCCAAGACGCCGGCCTCGTGGGGCGCCCCTGGAACTACGGCGTCTACGACTGCTACTCCGCTGTCCGTGACTGGTACTACCAGCAGCAGGGCTTAGTGATGGGCGACTACCCACGCGAGTACGAAGGTGAATGGTGCCAACGCGGATTCACCCATTTTGAGGACAACTTCGCCACTGAAGGCTTCAGCAGGATCGCGCCCACCGAACCGTTGCAGCGCGGAGACGTGATCCTTTTCCGCATCCGTAATGACGTCACTTGCAACCACGTCGCAGTAGTAGAAGATCCAGCCGCGAATATGCTGTATCAACACCTTGTGGACCGTCTGTCCGGCCTAAGTGCCTACAGCGGTTACTTTCGCGAGAATGCGTACATGGTGGTACGGAGGAGCGCCTGATGGTCACGATCCGCCTATTGGGTGAAGCGGGCAGGCGTTTCGGCAGACGCTTTCAGCTGGCAGTGAAAACCCCCGCCGAAGCCCTCCGAGCACTATGTGTTCAACTGCCCGCACTGCGTCAGTATCTGGTGGAATCTGGCGAGAACGGCATCAACTGGCGCGTCGTTACCGAAGACCCAATGGGCCTCGACGAAGACCAGCTGCTCTGGCCCCTCAGCAAACGGCTAGTCCTCGCCCCCATGCCCGCCGGCAAAGGCGCCGTGGGCAAGATATTAGCGGGCGTGGCATTAGTAGCATTGGCGGTTGTTACTGCCGGTGCAACCTTAGGCCTATTTGGCTTAGGTACAGTTGGCTTATCAGCATTTTCTGCCCCTCTCGCCGGAATCGGCATCTCCTTCATCTTCGGCGGTGTAGCCGAACTCCTGACACCCACACCCAAGATGCCAACAGTGGGTGGCTCTGTAGGGGGCAGTGCCACCGAAGGCCGCAGCGATGACCAACTAAAGAGCTTCACCTTCGATAAAAGCAACGCCAACACCCTTCAAGGCGAAGTGGTGCCGGTGCTCTATGGCGAGCGCATCGTTGGTGCCTTGCCCGTCCTGTCCTTCGGCCTCGAACTGCAGAACTCACTGTGATGGACACCTCCGCCGATAACACCCTGAACGCACCAGAGGTCAGCGGCGAGGGCGGCGGCCGGCGTCAACCCGACCCTGTCGTCAATCAGTACGTCACGGTTACAGCGCCATCACGTCAGCCGGTCGAGGAAGCCAACAACCTTTTTTCCGTTGCGTTTGCCAAGACCGTCTACGCCATCAGCGAAGGCGAGATCGAGGGCTTCCCCAACGGCGCTGCAAAGGACATCTTCCTGGATTCCACGCCAATCCAGAACCCAGATGGCACCTACAACTTCACTGGCTACAGCCTCGACAGCCGCACCGGTACCGACGAAACCCAGACCCCAATGCCGGGGTTCAGCACCGTCGAGAACGCCAACGGTGTAGGCATCGCCGTCACCCAAGCCGTTGGACCGATCACCCGCACGATCACCGATGCCGATGTGGAGCGCTGCCGCGTCATCATCAGCCACCCAGCACTACAGGCGAGCAACCAAACCAACGGCGACATCACCGGCACCAGCGTCAGTTACCGGATCGCCGTCTCTACCAACAGCGGCCCCTACATCACTGTCGCTCAACCCACCGTCAGCGGCAAATCCAATAGCGAGTTCCAACGCGCCTACGAGTTTGACCTGAACGGCGCAGGGCCGTGGAGCATCCGCGTCACCCGCCTCACCGCCGACAGCACCACGCCCTACCTACAGAACAGCATCGTGTGGCAGAGCTACACCGAGATCGTTGACGAAAAATTCGCTTACCCCAACACTGCCGTCCTCGGTGTCAAGGTCGACGCCCGCCAATTCACCAGCATCCCCGACGTGTCCGTGCGACTGCGCGGTAAACGGGTCCAGGTGCCCAGCAACTACAACCCAATCACGAGGGTCTATACCGGCTTCTGGGACGGTACTTTCAAGATGGCGTGGACTGACAATCCCGCCTGGATCTTCCGCGACATCGTGATCAACGCACGCTTCGGCGTCGCTCGCTATGTCCCCACCATTGCGGTGGACCCCTGGTACTTGTACACCATTTCGCAGTACTGCGATGAGCCGGTTCCGGACGGTGCCGGCGGCACTGAACCTCGCTTCACCTGCAACGTCTATCTACAGAATCCCGGCGGCGTCTACGAAGTCCTGAACGCACTGGCCTCCTGTTTCCGCGGATTGGTCTACTACAGCGAGGGGAAGCTCTACCTGACGCAAGACCGCCTCCAACAGCCCGTCCAGCAATTCAGCGAAGCCAACGTCATCCAAGAGGTGAACGACAGCGGCCAGGTCACCTCTCCGTGTTTTAACTACACCGGCACTGCCAAAACCGCACGCAAAACCGTCGTACTGGCGAACTGGGACGACCCCAATCAGGTGTACTCCAGCGTCAGCGAGTACCTCCAGGACGACACGCTCCTCGAGCGCTTCGGCTACAACCCCATCGACCTGCGGCTGCTGGGCGTCACCTCCCGCGGTCAGGCACTGCGGGCCGCCAAACACACGCTCTTCTCCAACCGCTACGAGACCGAGAAAGTCAGCTTCCGCATCGGCGCCGAAGGTCTAGCCGCCAGTGTCGGCGAAATCATCCAAATCGCTGACCCCCTCAAGCAAGGCCAACGCCTCGGTGGCCGTGTGACCAGCGTCAGCGCCAACAACGTGACCGTTGACGCACCCCTGACCCTCAACCCCGCCATTGCCTACACGCTGACTCTCGTCATCCCCGACGGTGAGACCACCACCAATCCCGACGGCACTACCACAACATCCCCCAAGCTCAGCACCCACCAGATCGCCAGCAACACGCTCGACGCGGAGGGGCTGTCAGTGCTGCTCCTCAGTGGCAACGTCACCACCCAACCCGGCAGCCTTTGGGTATTGGAGTGGGCCGTCAATACAGCCGCGCTCTACCGCATCATCGCCATAAGCGAGGTCGACCCCCTCATCTTCCAAGTCGAGGCCCTGCAGTACAACGCCTCCAAATACGACTACATCGACAACAATCTGCCCGTTGCCATACCCAGGGACCGGTTCACCCTCCAAGCCGCCCAGCCGGTTACAGACCTAACCGCTCGACTGGTCTTCCGCAACAATCGCACCCAAATCGACGCCGGCTGGCGCTCACCGCAGCAGAACGGAGCAGACAGCCTGTCTGTCCGGTCCTACTCGTACCAGTGGCGCAGTGTCGGCGCCAGCGAATGGAGTGACATCGCCACTACGAGCACGACCAACGCCGCGGTCTCTTTGCCAGATCACGTCTACGGCAACACCTACGAGGTACGTGTCGCGACCTCGGATCGCCTTGGCAGGCAAAGCGACTGGGCCGTTAGCAGCGTTGTCGCCTTTGAGGCCATCCCTGATCTGAGCGACCCGGCCTACAACGCCGTTATCCGTCACCAAAACCAGCCTGACGGCACTCAGTTGCTGATCGTTGACGCGGGTGTCTGTCCAGTCCCCGAGCGCGTCAACGGTTACCGCATCTGGGCGTTCCCCACCAACGTGCCCACCGTCATCCCCGGCGTCAAACCCCCCGATCCCGACGGCTGGTACTTCCTGAGCAACATCCCCCTGACGGGGTACTACACCATTGCGTTTCACGCTCCCGGGGACTGGGAGATCCGCGCCGCCTTCACCAGCGCCATCTTCGGAGAACAGCCAAGCGACTACCTCTACGACACGGTGGAACGCGACGAGATCGTTCCGCCCACCCCACGGCTATTCACCGTGGTGGAAAACAGCAACAGCGGCCAAAAGCGCTTCAGCTGGCAGCTGCCGCTCTCGACCTACGGCTCCTGGGATCAGGGCGTTGTCGCCGACGTGGTGTCCTACGAGATCCGTTACAAACAAGGCGGCCTAGTCAACAGCAGCCCATCTCAGACTTGGGACCTCGGCATCCCTCTGTACTCCGGCGGCGTCTCTGCCCAACAGCAGTGGTTCGAGACCTCGCTATTCGACACCGACACCTGGACCGTGATGGTGAAGTCGGTTGACGCGACCCAGTGGCGCAGCGACGACCCCGCCTTCATCTTGCTGAACATCGGCGCCCCTCCCGTCAGCAATGCGGTCTACGAGGAGACCATCAGCTCCACGACCTGGCCTGGCACTTACATCAATGCCCAAGTCGACCCCGCCACCAACACCCTTAAGCAGATCAACCCGGCAGTCGACAGCTACTACCGCTGGAACTTCGACAACAACTTCTACGAAAGCAGCCTGCTGGTCTCGACCACCGCGCAGGCCACTTATCAGCACAGCGTCGGTGCCCTAACCGGCGCAGATACCTCAATCCTGCAGGACAACGACAACGAGATCTGGCAGGAGAACGGAGAGCCCTTCTTCGCCGAGCAACGTACTTACACCTCCGGCGCACTTAGTGGCGAGTCCAGCGGCATCCTCCACCCCTACGCCCCCTACGAAAAGCTGATCGAGGACACCTATCTCGTGCAGACGCTGTTCCGCAGCGTCGACGGCGTCACCCCCGGCACCCTTTCCGGCATCAGCTTCCAGCTGGACTACCCAGACGTAATCGAGAACGTCAACGACGCCGTCATCTCCTCCAGCGCTGGCGGGACCGCCATCCCCCTGACAAAACCTTTCCGCGCCGTGAAGTCTGTGCAGCTAACACTGCAAAGCTCCGGCTCGAGCGCCATCAACGCAATTGTGCTCAGCAAGTCAACTAGCTCGGTAACCGTAAAATGTGTGAACAGTAGCGGTGCTGCTGTGGCGGGCCTCGTTGATCTAACCGTGGTGGGCTACTGATGGCTGGACAACGCATTTCTCAGCTGCCCGCAGCCACAGCAGTGGCCAGCGCTGATCTCTTCCCATTCAGCTCCATCAGCGGCAGCCAAACCCGCAAAATCACAGCCGCCGTACTGGGCTTAGCTCTAACCCAGCTGGGACTCTCTGTCGGCCCCACTCAGCCCTCTGCTCCCTACAACGGCCAGCCGTGGATCGACACCAGCACCAACCCACCGGTGCTCAAGGTGTGGAACGGCGCGACGTTCACGATTGTCAGCTTCCTGCCTGGCAGCGCAGTCATCACCAACCCAGCAGCAACGGCACCCGGATCGCCAGTCCTGGGTCAGCTCTGGCAAGACACCAGTCAGACGCCTGATGAACTGAAGATGTGGGACGGGGCCAATTGGGTGCGTACAGACCCACTAGGCATTACCCAGACCGCCGGCGACGCCCGTTACCTGCAGACATCCACAGCCGCCAGCACTTACCTGCCCCTAGCAGGGGGCACCCTGACCGGAAACCTCACGCTTCCCGGTGTCCCGACCACCACCAACATGGCGGCCACCAAGGGGTACATCGACACCCTGATCGCCGACGCTAAGAGTGTCCCTCAGAACGCACGTTCAAGCGCCTACACGTTGGTCGCCTCAGACGCGGGCAGACACATCAGCATCACCACCGGCGGAGTAGCCGTCCCGGTTGGTGTGTTTGCAGTGGGAGACGTGATCTCGATCTACAACAACTCCGCCACCGCCCAAACCATTACCCAATCAAGCGGCGTCACGCTGCGGCAAGCGGGCTTCACAACCACCGGCAACCGCACCCTCGGCTCCTACGGCATCGCCACCATCCTTTGCGTTGCGGCCAACACCTTTGTGATCAGCGGTGCTGGGCTGACCTAAATGGGCATCCATCAACTGCTACTAGGTGGCGGCGGCGAACTCGTTGTAGTCATCAGCGCGACAGCCACGAACCTCAACGCCGCCACGCTGTTCGGCTCGAACTACGGCAGCGGTGTGGCCAAGCGCCTGATCATCAACTCCGGTGTGACCATCGGCGGCACATCCGCAGCCTCGCCCGCCCTGACCATCCCAACGGGATTGGCGGGCTCACTGCTCATCGACAACTACGGCGCCATCCAGGGAGCCGGCGGTGTGGGCGGGACATCGGGAGCCGGCGGTGACGGCGGGAACGCAATCCTCGCGCAAGCTGCCTGCCGAATCATCAACAACGCAGGCGCCACGATCTATGGAGGCGGCGGCGGCGGCGGCCGAGGTGGTAATGGTGGGGATGGTGGTGGTGGCTTTTACTACTACACAGCGACACAGATCCTTGGTGATCCTTACAACGTAGGAAGTGACTGTGATCAGGCATGTCGTAACTATCCTTACGGCGATTGGTCTGACGCTTATTGCTACGCCGATTGCTACGTCGGATACGATAATGATGGGATACGAGCGGACTCTTGCTGGACTTGCGCCAGAAATTACACAGCCACTGCATACACCTCTGGCGGTAGCGGTGGAGCAGGAGGCGCTGGTGGTCGTGGCCAAGGTTACGAAGGTGCTTTAGCAGCGGGCGCGGCTGGTGCAGGCGGTGCAGCCGGCGGAACAAACGCAGGTGCTGGTGGCACAGGCGGAACCGGCGGTTCTGGTGCCAGTTGGGGAGCCACGGGTGTCACGGGCAACACCGGCGGTACGGGTGCCAACGGAAACAATGGCGCTGGAGCTGGCGGAGCATCAGGCTCAGCGGGTGGGCTGGCCGGCTTCTATATCAACGGCCTTTCCACCTTCGTTACTCTTACAAATAGCGGCACTGTTGCCGGGAGATCCAACTGATGGCACTGCGTTACACAGTCCGCGAGGTCGCCGTTAATTCTGTGACCGTCGACTTCGAGAACGGCGCATGGGCCATTGTCCCGATTGACGCCAGCATGTCCAAACGGGACATTGAAACCCGCATCCGCCAGTTCGGCTTTGTTCAGGGGCACTTCTCAAGCACCGAGGACGTGCCTCTCACAGCCGGTGATGAGGGCGAGCTACTCAGCGATGCAGAGCTGAGCGCGGCACGCACATATACCTACGCCGAAGTCCGAGCGATGCACTACCCCGCGCTCGGTGACCAGCTAGACGCCGCCTACTGGGGACGCAACGGGCGTAGCGAGGACCAGGAGGCAATAGACGCTGCCATCTCACGGGTAAAGGACATCGTCCCTAAAGACACGGCACCGATGACACTGGAAGAAGTCCGTGCGCTGACTGCACCTCTCAGGCCACAAATGAACGGCATGACCCCAGCCGAGTTGATTGAGGCTCTGGAGTCCTGATGCTCGAGGAGGCAAAGCGCCGCTACAAGATCTGCCAAGCCTGCCCTTTCTTTCGACCAGGCATTCGGACCTGCGCCTCGTGTGGGTGCTTCCTGCCGGCAAAGGTGATGGTGCCCATCATGCACTGTCCAGAGAAGAAATGGTGAGTCTGAAGTAAAGAGACCAAGGTCGCTAAAATTGCAGCATGGCTATCTCGCCCGGCACTTACAACATCAGCCTGCAGCGCCGGGCGGACTACAGCATCACGCTGCAGTTCAAAGACAGCACTGACGCGCCCATCAACCTGACTGGCTGGACCGTCGCCGCCCAAGCCTGGAACCAAGCCCGCACCAGCAAGTACGCCGACTTCACTGTCACCTACACCAACCGCGTGACTGGCACCGTCGCCATCGCTCTGAGCGACGACCAGACAACCAGCTTCCCTAGTGAGGCGTACTACGACGTTCTGCTCACCAACCCGTCTGGCCTGAAGGAGTATTACCTCCAAGGCATCGTGCTCGTCTCCGAGGGCTACACAGCATGACTGCTGTAAACGTCAGCGCCTTAACCAATACTGTCACCGTCACCGAAAACGGCAGCAGCACCGTCGTCACGGTCCCGCAAACCTCGGTCGTCACAGCCACAACTGTGGGGCCACAAGGCCCATCTGGTATCGCGGCAGGCGGTCTCCCTACAGGCGGAGATCCAGGCAACATCCTGCTTAAAAGTAGCTACGCCAATTACGAGTCAACCTGGGCCGCTAACCTAGATGGAGGCACGTTCAATTAGCCATGGCACGTATTCAACTTAAGCGCGGCCTGAAGGCCAACTTGCCTGCAACCGGGATGCTCGCAGGTGAGCCTCTGGTTACCACCGACCGGGGCACACTTCACGTTGCCACCGATGCCACCACCAAGCTGCCTGTGGTGCCGGCAGTCGACGACCTCACCACGCTCGCCAGCGTGGATGGCGCGGCGGACCTGATCCTCATCCACGACGCCAGCGAAAGCGCAGGGCAGAAGGAAAAGAAGATCACCTTCAACAGCTTTAAAACGGCACTCAACATTCCTGCCGCAAGCACCGACGAAAAGGTGGCTGTGGTGAGTGGCGGCACCGCCGGTTACATCTGGGGCACCGACGGCACCAACGGCGTCATCCGCCTCAACAGCAGCCTCAGCTGGACAAAGGACGCCGGGAATGGCTTCGTGACTATCGCCGTAGACACCGTGGACGGGGGCAGCTTCTGAGATGCCACGTAACGCCAAGATCCTGATCCGCAACGGCACTACAACACCGAGCGCGGGTGATTTCGACACGGCCGAGCCCGCTTTCGACCGCAGCACCGGGAAGCTCTACATCAAGAACGCTGCCGGCGCGATGGTTGAAATCGGTGCAGGTGGCGGCGGAGGTGGCGGCAGTTCAGTGGGCGACAACCTGTACCTCAACAGCAACTGCATCTGAGCCATGGCTGCATCACCCGCCTTCATCTCCACGCCGCGCATCGACCGGGTGTCGCTGAGCACGGCAAACACCGCCACCGATGGCACCGGCACGATCAGCGACCTGATTGTTGGCGCATCTGCCGGCACCCGGATCTTGAGCGTGAACGTCCAAGGCACCGCGACCACGGTTGCATCACTGGTCAACCTGTTTCTGTACGACGGCACCAACTGGGACCTGTTTGATCAGGTGACCATCAGCGCGACCACCGGCAGCAACACGGTCAAGGGCTACCGCCTAGTGACGGCCTACACCGATCTGGTGCTACCGAGCGCGAGCTGGAAGCTGGGCGCCACGATCACTGTTGCCCCAACGACTGGCACAGTGCGTGTGCTGGCGTTCGGGGGTGACCTGACATGAACGTAAACCCAGTTGGCTGGGCGTCATCGTCGCTGCGGTTGGTGGCGCGGTTGTTCAATGATGGTGTCAACACTGACAGACCCGTATTGGCTGTAAGGCCAGATCCATCTACGGATTCAGCAAACTGCGACATTGCACTGGTTGCAGGAAGACTTGGAACTGGTGCAACACTTGCTCAAATACCAGATGGAGCATTACGCGGTGGAAACAAAAGAGGACTCCTTGCAGTCGATTGGCAAAAAAATAGGTCCGTAGCGACGCAAGTAGCCTCTGGCGACTACTCAACCATTAGCGGAGGGATTCAAAACACAGCATCAGGTACCTATGCAAACATTGGCGGAGGTGCTGTTAATTCTGCTACCGGTCAAAGCAGTTGCGTTTTAGGTGGCGCAAGTTGCACTGCTTCCGGTACTAATAGCACTGTTACAGGCGGCCAGACCAACACCGCTTCCAGCAACTACAGCTTCGTCGGCGGCGGCCAGGGCAACACCGCCCAAACCAACGCCCACGCAACGGTGTGTGGGGGGAATGGTAATACGGCTAGTGGACAGTATGGGTTCATCGGCAGTGGAGCAAGTAACGCAGCAAGCGGATCAACTGCAATAGTTTGCGGAGGAAATACAAATACAGCTAGTGGCGTGAGTTCGACTGTATGCGGAGGCCGTCAAAATACTGCCAATTCCGACTACTCATTTATTGGCGGCGGAAGGCGTGGCACGGCTCGATCCATAGCCGGTTACCAAGTTTTTCCGGCATGTGACGTGCCCATTGCAGATGCATTGGGTATAAGCCAATCCGCCCTCCTTCTTTTAGGTCGCCAAACCACCGACGCCACCGCAACAGTCCTCACCAGCAACACCAGCGCCGCAACCACCACCAACCAAGTCATCCTTCCCAATAACAGCGCCTACTCGTTCTCGGGTGAGGTGATCGCTGGCGTGACCGGCGCGGGTAACACAGCCGTATGGAACTTCAAAGGCGCGATCAAGCGTGGCGCCACCGCTGCTAGTACCGCCGTCGTGGGCACGATTGTCTTAGATCGGATTGCCTACGACACCGGTGCTGCCGCCTGGACCGTTGCCGTCACCGCTGATACAACCAATGGCGGCATTGCTGTCACCGTCACTGGTGCTGCAGCCACCACGATCCGCTGGGTCTGCCGCATATCCACTGTTGAAATGACCTATTAGAGCAATGAGATACTGGCAGAATAGGCAATGGCTTGAGCGCGAGTACATTGCTAATAATCGAACAACTCAGGATATAGGGAAAGAAGTGAACGCAAATCCAGGTACTGTTTACTACTGGATCAAAAAAGTTGGATTATCGCCTCGAAAGAATTACGATATTAATAAAGCGCGATTTGATCTTTTGCGAGATTACAAATGGATGCACGAGCAGTATGTAGTGCTAAAGAACTCACTTAAGCATATTGCTTCTTCCGCTGGAGTTTCTTGTCTTACCGTAAGGCGCAATCTTGCAAGTCACTCAATACCAATAAATCCTGTCGGCGTAATACTATCAGATGTTGTCTTTGATCGGCCTAAAGGAGCAGATAGTCCTACATGGAAAGGTGGCAAATCAAGATGCGTAGACTGCGGTGCAA